TGTTGTTGCGTCTCCTATGAGCGGACAACCACAAGATAATATAACGCAGAGTGTGAAAGAGGAGCTTAAGGGCAATCAATACAAACTTGACAAGAACAAAAACGGCAAGATTGATAAGCAAGATTTTAAACTACTGCGTAATCATGAGGATTACGCTAGGATGGACAAAGGGATAGCAGAAGGCTCATTTGATTCACAACACTATTTTGATGCGAATATGGAAAAAGATATTGATACCCCTCCAATTCATGTAGAAAGACTGAAAAAAGCAAGAGAAGAGCGGAAAAAAAGACAAGAAGCTTTTAGAAAAGAAGAAGTTGAACAGAAAGATGAAAGAGAATATGATTACGAAGGCGATATGGTTAAAACGCAACTAAAAACAATCATTCGTAATGCAGAAAACATGCATGATATGCTAGAGGATGATGATAATTTGCCAGAATGGGTTGAATTAAAAATCACATTAGCAGCAGATTATATTGTTACCGCTGCAAATTATTTAGAAAGTGAAATGACTGAAGAAGTTAAAGAAGTTGATGAATATCTTAAGGAAAAACAACAATTGATCGACCTATTGAAACGTGCTGGTATTGCCAAGTAATTTTATGAAAATAATTGAGTTATTATCTGAGTCAGAACTCAATGAGTATAGAAGCTCATATAGTAATGGTCAAATAAATTTGAAAAAATTTAAACCTGGTGCGAGAGTAAGTCATCCTCTACTAGGCTCCAGTTTGGGGACTATTGTTGATGCTATCACTATACCTATAGAAGATAGAAGAAATACCGGTGTGCCAGTCAAACCAGATAACACTAATAAAATTTATTGGATGAATCCCGGAAGTTTAGAAATTTTGCCTGAAAACACACAATCTAAATACAATAAGCAAGGTGTGGCGGAAGGCAAAATCAAATTATACACGGACCCTGATTATTATGGCGCAGAAGTAGATGATGAGGGATTTGATAGTTTACCCATTGTCAACATTCCCATAAATCGTTTGTTAGGATTTGAACCAGATTCAAAAATGCAACAGCCTGATGCCAGAAAAAACGTTAGGAAGATCCTGGCAGGATTAGAAGCAGGTGATAGTATACCTCCTATCTTGGTTCGTAAATACAAGAACGGATATCAAGTGTTAGATGGGCATCACAGATTCTATGCCTACAAAATAGCCCAGAAAAACACCGTACCAGCAAGAGTAGTTGACCCCAGGGACATCGAGGAAATTGACAAGCAAAGTGTAGCCGAAGGCGTTTGTTCTAAGTGCGGCGGCCCAAGTTTCAGCGATCTCATCCTGGCCGAAAAGCAAGACGCATGCTATCACAAAGTAAGGAGTCGCTACAAAGTATGGCCATCAGCCTACGCATCAGGTGCCTTGGTGCAGTGTCGTAAAAAAGGTGCGGCAAACTGGGGCACAGGTGGAAAGAAGAAAAAATGAGATATAGGGAAATTCTTGAAGCCTGTTGGAAAGGCTATCATAAAGAAGGTATGAAAACCATGTTTGGCAAACGTGTGTCCAACTGTGTGAAAAATACCAATCAAGAACTGGAAGAAGACCTGAAGAAGTGGTTCCGAGAAAAATGGGTGCGTTTTGGCCCCGACGGCAAGATACGTGGCGCCTGTGCTAGAGGTAAAAGTTCAGAAGGCAAACCTAAATGCTTGCCACAGAGTAAGGCACATGCTCTAGGCAAAAAAGGTCGTGCAAGTGCTGCGGCCAAAAAACGCAGAGAAGATCCCAATCCCAACCGCCGAGGCGCTGCCAAGAATGTGGCCACTCAAGTGCGTGAAAACGAGGTCAAAGATTTAGTAAAAGTTCTAAAAAATCCCACTGGTTACGATGCCATTGATCACATGATGCAGTCTATTGCCAAAAAATCAAAAATAACTGCTAAACAGCTACATGATCGGTTCGTAGCTAAGTACAACAAGACTCCAGATGACTGGATCAAGAACAAAGGAGCATGACATGAGAACCTATAACTTTACTGTCAACGGCGTAACTTATATCATACAAGCAGACAATTTTTCGTCTGCGTTAGACAAACTACGATCTTTGATATCGTAAATACATCATGAGAAATCTTATCAACCGCATAGAAGCTATAGAGCGCGGTTGCCCGCCAGCTACGCAAAGCATTGACCTTAATCTCAAGAATCGTCAAAAGGCCATAGATGAATATCATTATGGTCCGCTCAATCCCAACAAACCCAATGAGGAATATTGGCAGGAGTTAGCAGACGAGTGGAACACAGATGATATTGAGTCAGTTAAAAACAATCGCTGTGGCAACTGTGCGGCTTTTGACATTTCAGAAGATATGTTAGACTGCATTGCCAAGGGCATTGGCAGTGAACCAGGTTCAGATCCGCACGACACCATAGATGCTGGCAACTTGGGCTACTGTAAGTTTTTGAAATTCAAATGTGCGGCCAAACGTACTTGTGATGCTTGGGTCGAAGGCGGACCTGTTACAAAATGAGAGCTGAAGAAATCGTCAATGAAAAATGGAGCGCAAAGTACAAACGCTCTATCAACTGTGCTAATCCCAAAGGATTCAGTCAACGGGCACACTGTCAAGGCCGAAAAAAAAATGAAGACGTGGCAAAAGAACAGTTAGACGAACTACAGTTCAAAGGTAGCCAGTGTACTAAGGACTGTTCAGGACACCGGGCCGGTTACGAATGGAGTATTCGTAAAGCTGGTCGTGTGCCCAACTCACACAGTCCCAGCTTCAACAAAGGCGCGGCTATCCAGCGAGCAGGCTTATGAATCCTTATCCAGTATATCCTGAAGATGACGGCTCGGACCGGCTTAGAAACCTCTACAGTCCGGTCATCAAGAACACACCTTAGGACCGCTATGGTGCGTGGCCGGCTGCTGGCCAGACTGACGGATTCGCTACCCCTAGGTCAAAAGTGAGCATATATATTGGCATGAAATATTACGTTATGCCAGATCCAGTGTTTGGACCGCTCAACTTTCCGTTGGCTTGGCCCGAACTAGACTGGTTACAAGATCTTCCACGAAAAACGTATTTTGCACTGTGGCTTAATATACCAAGCCTATCTAATGTACCTATTGATCTCCCGCAAGGCCATCCATTGTATGTAATTTCATTTCACCAGGAAATGTTTGATGTAGATTGGGTTATGTATCAAGCCAAAAACATTGACGCTCCTATCATTGTACTCAATGACGGATCTTGCTATAACATACCGTTGCCCAGTAATGTATTTTTTTACAACTATCACAGCTGGCACTATCATTTAGACACTATCATGCGCTGGCACCCAACTCGGCAGTGTAGAAATATCAAATACAAGGTCAGTAATATTTGTAATCGTGTTAGCCAATCAAAAATGCTGGTATTCACAGCGTTGATCAAACATCTCAATCGCAATGAGTTACTGATAAAACTTGGCGACTGGGTAGAAGAAAAAAATGTACATCACTGGACTCCCACTGGCATGATGGAGTTGGATGAGTTAATGGATATTTTCAAAACAAAATATCTGGGGACCACTATCGTCATAGATGATTTCTGCTACGATACTGGCCGATTTCAAAGTGTAAACAGCAATCCCTGGCAGCCTACCTATCTTGAAGCCGCATTACATTTTACCAGTGAAAGCTATCACTACAGTCTCATGCACAATCACTATGGAAAGGTAATAATGCCAGGCCCGCAGTTCAGCGAAAAAACATGGAAATGCTTGATTGCTGGTACCCCTTTTATCCCAGTAGGACAGTTTGAATCTTACAAATCTTTGCGCGATCTAGGATTGCGTTTTGACTATGGTGACATAGACATATCTTGGGACGATGATCCTGGCAATCTTACAAGATTAGATAGTCTTGTAAAAATGATCAAATCTCTGAAAAACTACAGTATCATTGACATAGAGTCAATGACCAAAGAAAGTACCTCTCACAATACTGATTATATTTGGTCGGGAGATTTCAATCATCGCTGTCAAACACACAACCAATCTATAGTAGAAAACATACTTGATAAGTTTGCCTGACATGAAAAAGATATACATTTGTGGAGATAGCTTTGGGTGCCCAGACTTTGGCTGGGAGATACAGCCATGGCCTGTAATGTTGCAAAACTTGCTTGGCAACGACTATCGAGTGGTCAATCTTTCAATTTCCTGCGCATCAAACTTTTTGATACGAGTGCAAGTTGATAAAGCTATCAAGGAATCAGCAGACTTTGTGATTTTGTTAGGAACCAGTAGCACAAGAGAACAAGGCAAAGTCAAAAATCGACCTGCGCACTACAGCGATATCTACGATAGATTTAGGAAAATAAACCAACAAGATGCTGAACAAGACAACCGAGACCTTGCTTGTTATTCCATGGTATCTCTCAATGATACCTGTGAGTTTGAAGCCAAGGATGTCTCAGTGTTGCGAGAGTATTACAGTGTGGTGTTTGATCTTGAGTTAGAAATACAAAAAAATCAGTACATCATTGAAAGTTCGTTGTACACTCTTAGAGAGTACAATATACCTTTCCTATTTGATCAAGGCGGATTTGAAAATCTAATATTTGGCAACGTGTGCAAGCAAGAATATTTTTCCAACTTTGAGCAATATAAAACCCAGATAAATCAGTGGACAGTGGCCAGTAGATTGCCTAACTCTAACAGATATCATTTTCATATCATAGATCAACCCACGCATGAAGATATTGCCAACTACTATTGCCAAAATATACTTGATTTTTTTAAAAAAACGTAGTACACAATCAAGAACTTGTAGTGTCAGATGACTTTTATAATACTTGCCAAAACCTTAATCTGCAGTCTTTGGAGAGGATTCAACTGTGTTTAACTATGTAAATGATTTTGAAAATCAAGTGGCAGAGTTCTATGGCGCTCCGGTTGCAGTGACCACAGTCAGTTGACTCAGAACTTCGCCAATGGAGTTATCGTGATTATCCATATCTGCCAGATGTGCCTGTGTTTAGCAAAGCAGGTATTGACTTTGCAACAAAATAGTTTATAATCGTATATCAAAGGAGATCCACATGGAAACCAAAACTTTTAACAACGAACAAAAAATCAAACTCACCCAAATCATCAACGAAGGCATGCAGGTCATGCACGAAATTGAAACGCTTAACGGTGGCCTGTCAGACACTATCAAAGCCGTGGCCGAAGAACTGGAAATCAAACCCAGTGTGTTGAAAAAAGCAATCCGGGTAGCACACAAAGCTGAATTTGGTAAAACACAGCAAGAACAAGAGTTGCTGGAAACTATTTTGACCACTGTTGGCAAAACCCTCTAAATACATGCTCACAACGAGTCGCCTACGTCACGGGCATGAATCACGGCATGAGCAAGCCATAAGTTGCCAGGAAAACAATGAGTTACGTAGACGCACTTTTTGATCGTGAACACGATCGCATACATGTGGTAGAACGTGTTGCAGGACGCAGAGAGTACAAAGAATATCCTGCTACCTACATATTTTACTACGATGATCCCAGAGGAAAGTTCCAATCAATCTATGGAAATCCTGTCTCTAGGTTTTCTACCCGCAACAACAAGGAGTTTCGCAAAGAACTTCGTATTCAATCAGGCAAAGGCGTCTACGAGTCAGATATAAATCCTGTGTTTCGTTGCTTTGAAGAAAACTACAAAGGTCAAGATGCTCCTAGGTTACAAACAGTATTCTTTGACATTGAAGTAGACTTTGATCCTATACGCGGTTTCTCCAAGCCCGAGGATCCCTTTAATCCTATCACTGCCATCTCAGTGTATTTGGATTGGTTAGATCAACTGGTAACCTTGGTCATACCACCCAAACACATGAGTCGAGAATCAGCCGAAGAGATTGTCAAAGAGTTTGACAATACCTTGATCTTTGATCGCGAAGAGGACATGCTTAAAACGTTCCTTGATCTCATTGACGATGCAGATGTACTCAGTGGTTGGAACTCCGAAGGTTTTGATATTCCATATACTACCATGCGTATTACTCGTGTGCTCAGTAAGGACGACACACGCAGACTGTGTTTGTGGGGGCAACTGCCAAAACAAAGAACATTTGAAAGATTTGGTGCAGTAAACTTGACCTTTGATCTCATTGGTCGAGTACACATGGACTATATGCAACTGTACAGGAAGTATACCTATGAAGAACGACACTCCTACTCGTTGGATGCTATCGGCGAGTATGAACTCGGCGAACGAAAGACGCAGTTTGAAGGAACGCTTGATCAACTCTACAATCAAAACTTCAAAACGTTCATTGACTACAACCGTCAGGATACAATGCTCCTTGCAAGGTTGGACAAAAAACTCCAATTCTTAGATTTGGCCAACGAACTAGCACATGCCAACACTGTATTGCTACAGACCACAATGGGTGCTGTGGCAGTGACAGAACAGGCCATCATCAATGAAGCCCACGAACGTGGCATGGTAGTTCCTAATCGCAAAGAGAGACTCACAGATGAAGACACGCAAGCTGCAGGTGCCTATGTTGCTTATCCCAAAAAAGGCATCCACGAATGGGTCGGTGCTATCGACATCAACTCGCTGTATCCCTCGGCTATTCGTGCCCTCAACATGGCGCCAGAAAGTATTGTTGGGCAACTCCGACCCATCATGACTGATCGTTATATCCGGGACAAAATGAACTCAGGTGCCAGCTTTGCGGCTGCCTGGGAAGGCTTGTTTGGCAGTCTTGAATATACCGCTGTAATGGAACAAAAGCCTGGCACAGAAATAACCATTGATTGGCAGGACGGTGAAGAAACAGTACACAGTGCCGCAGAAATATGGCACATGGTGTTTGATTCAAACCAGCCTTGGATCTTATCGGCCAATGGCACTATCTTCACTTATGAAAAAGAAGGAGTGATTCCCGGCTTGCTGGCACGTTGGTACAGAGAGCGTAAAGAGCTACAGGCCAAACTTAGGGAAGTCACTGGCAAACAAGACCAAGAGTTTTGGGATAAACGTCAGTTGGTCAAGAAGATTAATCTAAATAGTTTGTATGGTGCTATTCTTAACCCTGGTTGTAGATTCTTTGACAAGCGCATTGGTCAGAGTACTACTCTTACTGGTCGTGCGATCGCATTTCACATGGACAGTTTTGTAAACGAATGTATTACCGGCAAATATGATCACACAGGCGAAAGTATCATCTACGGTGATACAGATTCTGTATACTTTTCCGCTTGGCCTGTACTCAAAAAAGAAGTTGAAGAAGGTCGTATGGAGTGGAACAAACAAATCTGCGTTGAACTTTATGATTCTATTGCAGAGCAAGTAAACTTGAGTTTTCCGGGATTCATGGAACGTGCTTTTCATTGCCCACGTGACATGGGGGCAATCATCAAAGGTGGACGGGAACTGGTAGCTGATCGCAGTTTGTTCATTACCAAGAAGCGTTACGCTGTAAACATCTACGACAAAGAAGGCAAACGCAAAGACGTTGAAGGTAAGACAGGATCAATCAAGGCCATGGGGTTGGATTTGAAACGGTCAGACACACCCAAAGTTATTCAAGACTTTCTGTGGGACTTGTTAGAACGTGTTCTCACAGGCAGTCAACGAGAGGAAATCATTGAACAGATTAGAGAGTTTAAATACGAGTTCAAAGAACGACCAGGTTGGGAAAAAGGATCACCCAAGCGTGTGAACAACCTCACCATGTATGCTAAGAAAGAAGAGCGTGAAGGCAAAGCCAACATGCCTGGGCATGTGAGAGCAGCCATGAACTGGAACAACATGCGGCGAATGAACTCTGACAACTATTCTTTGCAAATAGTTGATGGCATGAAGACTATTGTGTGCAAACTGAAATCAAATGCTCTGGGGTGGACATCAATCGGTTATCCCACTGACGAGATGCATTTGCCACAGTGGTTCAAGGAACTGCCATTTGATGATGCAGAAATGGAACAGACTGTGGTAGATCAAAAGATAGAAAACTTGTTGGGTGTGTTGGGTTGGGATTTGGTCAGTGAAACCAAAACTACCAATACATTTCAATCATTGTTTACATTTGAATGAAGCTCAGTAGATTAATCACATACAAGCACATGGTTGACGGATTGTCCGTCAACCATGTCCACGACGAGATAGAACGTTTGCTTCAGCATGTAGAAACCGACTTAGCCATACAAAACATAGATTTTGAAAACATCAAGCAAAAAGTCAGTGCCAACAAAAAGATTGTGTTAAACACGCTGGATGCCATTGACACAGATTTACAAAGTTTCAAGAAAGAGCTCACTAAGTTTTTAGAGGATATCGAGCGTCCATACTATAGCAAGAGCACAGCTATGTATCAAGAAGGGATCAACGATACCGCAGATTATATCCTGGATCGGTACAGTTTTAAAAAACTGTTGTATGAATCCGAAACCTTTGATTTCTTTTGCAACAGAGTAAGAGGGCATGCCAGTTGGCAATGGCCTGCTATGGAAATCAGGCCGGCTCACTGCGATGTTACTGAATCTTTAACTGCGTGTGATCCTTTATATCTAGTTGACTTAGATGAGAAGTTGTTCAAGATAGCCAAAACCAAATGGACTCCTGAATACCAACGCAGGTTGAGATATTATACCGTCGACAAGCAAGAGAAAAAGATATTTCATCAGTTGCCACAAGCCCAGTTTGGATTGATAGTGGCAGTGGATTTCTTTAACTTTCGCCCATTGGAGTTGATCGAACGCTATCTCAAAGAAATACATGGTCTGTTGCGACCCGGAGGCATGGCCATTTTTACTTATAACAACTGCGACTTTCCAATAGGAGTTGACAACTTTGAAAATTTGTATTATTGTTATACACCCGGGCGGGAAGTCAAAGAAATCAGCACACGCATAGGATTCAAAATCGCATCAAGTTTTGATTTGGAGAACAACGTCAGTTGGTTAGAGCTTAGAAAACCTGGTACACGATCTAGTCTGAGAGGCGGACAAACATTGGGCAGAGTTGAAAACATTTAAATGGAGAAAATATGAGAGATTACTTATTAGATTTAGTAGAACACAGTTATGACCTAGGATGCATTGAACTGGTCAAGATCACGGGCACAGATCAAAGCACACAAGTAGATGCCATTGCCACAGACAAGAGTGTGGTGTTGCGAACCAAGTTTCACACACCAGTGGCCGAGTTTATTGGCACGTTTGGCATGCCAAACCTTAGCAAACTAAAAATCTTGCTGAACTTGCAGGAGTACAAAGAAGATGCACAAATCACTGTCACCCGACAGAACCGCAATGGTGTTGACAGTCCAGTAGGTTTGCACTTTGAAAACAAGGCCAGCGACTTTAAAAATGACTATCGCTTCATGGTTACAGAAGTTGTTGCTGAACAACTCAAGCAGTTTAAGATGAAACCTGTTCCTTGGTCAGTTGAGTTTGAGCCCACTGTGGCTGCAATCCAGCGACTGAAGATGCAGGCACAGGCCAACGCAGAAACACCCAACTTCATGGCCAAGACAGAAAATGGTAACTTGAAATTTTTCTTTGGTGATCATTCTACCCACGCCGGTGACTTTGTGTTCCAGGCCGGCGTAGCAGGCAAGCTCACTCGCCCATGGCTATGGCCAGTGTCACAGTTTATTTCTATCATGAATCTCACAGGTGACAAAACTGTGCGCATCAGTGATGATGGTGCTACCATGATCACAGTAGACAGTGGCATTGCTGTGTATGAATATATCTTGCCAGCACTGAGCAAGTGATCAGTCATGGACTTTGAACAAGACAACCTGACAGCAAAACAAAGCGACTACGCTATATTCCTTCCTGCTATTTCCAGTTTCTATGCAGGATACATTGGAAGAGAACGGCACGGAGCAGAACTAGATGCTGGTAGGTTGCCTCAGGCCATTGGCGACATGGAGGCAATGAACTGGCTTAATCCTCACAAGGCCTTGTTTCCTTACCGGTGGTCACTGTACTCAGCAGGACATGCCAACTTAGATTTGTCCAAGTTTGATGCCAAGGAAGACATAATTCGAGCTAGAGATCCAGGATCTACTATGTTGGCAGACTCGGGTGGTTTTCAAATCGCCAAAGGTGTGTGGTCAGGTCGTTGGGCAGATCTCACAGACAAAAAGTCTGAAGCACAGCGAGAAAAAGTGCTCAAGTGGCAGATGGGCATTGCCACATATGGTATGACCATGGACATACCCACATGGACATTCCGTGATCCCAAGGCCGCAGAAGTGTCAGGCATCCACAGTTACGATGATGCTGTCACAGCCACACAATACAACAACGAGTTCTGGATTTCTAATCGCTACGGCGATACAAAGATCTTAAACGTGTTGCAAGGCGGTAATCATACCGAAGCTGATCACTGGTACGATCTCATGAAACACTACTCGGATCCCTACCGGTACCCCGACCGGCATTTCAATGGCTGGGGCATGGGTGGTCAGAACATGTGTGATGCACACTTGGTGCTCAAACGCTTGGTACATTTGATCCATGATGGCTTGTTAGAAAAGGGTGTGCATGACTGGATGCACTTCTTAGGTACTTCTAAACTAGAGTGGGCAGTGTTGCTCACAGACATCCAACGTGCCGTGCGCAAGTATCACAATGCCAACTTCACTATCAGCTTTGACTGCGCTAGTCCGTTCTTGGCCACGGCCAATGGACAGATCTACACACAGTTGAGAACAGCCAATCGTGGCAAGTGGTCGTACATGATGAGTCCCACAGCTGACGATAAAAAGTATGCCACTGACACACGCTCATTCCGTGATGCTGTATTACAAGATGGCATTCACGATGTGTTTGAAGACAGCCCCGTATCTGCAAGAATGGCTATCAAGGACGTGTGTATCTACCGCCCAGGCGATCTCAACAAGATTGGCAAAGAAGGGCGTACCTCTTGGGACTCGTTCTCTTATGCACTAATGATGGGTCACAATGTTTGGCATCATATCCGTGCTGTACAAGAAGCCAACAGACGCTATGATGCTGGCGAATCACCAGATATGATGGTACACCCGATCAACCCAGATTTTGATGTACGTCCGCTGATCGATCGAGTGTTTGCCGCACAAGATCGCCAAAAGAGCTTGGCCATAACCGATGAGTATGCTACAATATGGGAAAGAGTAGTGGGCACACGTGGTTTTACCGGAAAACGTGCTACCAATGCTCATACCATGTTTAACAGTTTGTTCGAAGTTGAAGACCAAGAATCGCAGACTGAAGAGTTTGATACAGCCCTACTAGACCAACTTGAGGCCCAATGAAGTCAGAACTAGATGCACAGTTGTGCCAAAACTATTCAAGATATTTACAGATCGAAATCTGCCTATGACTGAAACTGCCATGTGTTGGGGCTTTGAACACGGCGATGGTTGGTTCAATATCATCAACCAACTGTGCGGAAACATCCAGAATCATGCTGATTGGCCAACCAGACAGGGGTACAATGTATCCCAGGTGGTAGCACAGCAGGTCAAAGAAAAGTTTGACACACTACGATTCTACTATCGTGGTGGCGACGATGTGATCGATGGCATGGTTCGTATGACCGAATCTATGAGCAGTGTGACCTGCGAAGTGTGCGGGGCGCCAGGCAAAACAGACGGTCAAGGATGGATTTCTACTCGTTGTGAAACTCATAGGAAAAAACATGAATAGACCCGGACACAAAGCAGTAAAAACATTCATAGGCACTGAAGTAGAACACACTCCAGCGTTTGGTCTTATAACTCTGTTTGTTGTAGGTGTGCAGGATTCTACTGTGATCGTGCAACAGGCTAAGTTCCATAAATGTTCACACATTTATTTTGGTGCCAATCAGAGCTTTCCTAGATTGGATGTCAACGACAGCGATGGTTGGAGGCCTTGGGAAACTATGATACAAGACTGTCTAGATGCAGGCTATCTGTGTACACTGGATCTGGACGTTAGCTGTGCCGAAGGTTTGCTCGAAAGCGCCTTGGTCGAGCACGATCTATTCATTCCAATGATTTCGGTAAAGTTACCGTACATTCGGCAGTTTGGGTATAACGCTACTCTGAAGATTGATGATCGAGATTTCCAAGCAACCAATCCAGGAGTGTGGTGCCATAGTTTACATACACTGCAAAAAAGATCAGTATTTACAGACTGGTCTAAATATACCCAAGACAAGGTGCTAGATTAAAATGGCTCCACTGTATCGCATCACTCCTTTGGAAAAAAAATCAGTAGAATATTTCGTAGACGTCTACAAAAAACCGCCAGACAGCAGAATCCGTGGCTTTGATGTCACAGCAACTTGGCGGTGGGGTCAGGCTTTTAGAGAGGAAGACGAATCTCTATATGAGAACGAAGGCACTGTATTTTGTCGTCCCGATGTGGGTTGGGGATGCGAACTAGATGATTTAGTTGCTGTACATGTGAACTTTGGTTGCTGGGACATGGACGGCAATCATTATGATGATGGATTTACCAAAGAAGAAAAAGCTCGCATCGAAGCACTGTTAAGGTGGGAAACCGAAGACGAAGATGGACGATGCGGCACAGGGTGGATCTATGATGGCGACCATAACTGGTCTGTAGAAGATGAGCATGTTGCTATCCTGGAGCCTTACAAGGTTGATCTTGTTGACGAAGATTCGTATAATGAGATCATGGAAGAAAATGTACAACCCACTAAACTAGAACCATCAACCGATTGGCCATTTAAATCATGAATCAAGAACAAAGAGCACAAGTAGATAGGATCATGCAGAGTGCAGATCGTAAAATCTGGGTCACATTCCGCAAAGAAGGGATACATAAGTATCCAGCCGCTGCCACTGATCCGGCGCTGGCAACAGGAGACGAATATGATGTATCGTTTTTGGGCTACCCTCATCGCCATATCTTTCATTTTAGGGTTTGGATTGACGTATTCCACAACGATCGAGACGTGGAATTCATTCAGTTCAAACGATGGTTGGAAAAACTGTATCATAGCGACCAAGGTGTACTGTCGCTAGATTACAAGTCTTGCGAGATGATCGCAGACGATCTATATCTACAAATAGCAGACCGTTATCCAGGTCGTGCTGTGTGGATTGAAGTGGCCGAAGATGGTGAGAACGGCTGCCTTATTAAGTATGAAACTCATCGTCCCTATAATTCAATCGTTATCTAAAGGAAATCAAAATGGGTAAGCAACTATTCAAACCCAATCCCCGTAGTCGTGCTGTGTGGGAGGATTTGGATCGCTATCTCAGCTTCTGTGTGGATTATGGCTACCGCTATGATCCTGCGGATCTTTACAACAACAAAAGCTATCCCTTCCAGCAGTATCGCAAGCTAGAAGGTGGCAAAGAACCCAAGGACATGTGGGCCGAAGACACTCGTCGAATGTCAGGATGGCGTCCGGACTTCAAGCGTGATGACCGTAGACCATCACGTGGTCCACGACCATATTAATCAATGAAGAATCAGCCCGCAGAAATCAAAGTCTCAGAAAACTTAACTTGGGAATCTGCTCTAGTTGATAGTTTTTTGCAAGACTTTGACTGCGGGCCTCCAAGTCCTATAAAAGAGTTTGTACCGCAATGGTATAGAGAACTCAAAGGCGATCTATGTACCTATCAAAATGATAGTTGGAGATACGATCACACTGCAAAATATTGCAAAGGACTGCAAGGTCTACGCAACATAGGTTAGACTATACTGTTGCCAGTTGATATCACGCAGGAACAAAATGTGATCAGCCGTCGTAAAGCTGTGCCAGAAATGCTGTATAGTACACACTGGAATGATCGTGATGCCAACGGTGAACACATATGGGATCTCACTGTGATATTTTGGCCTTGGCGAGCCAGATTATCTAAAGGATGGCAGATGATGACATCGGCATATCATCTAGATTGGAGCCCTGATTGGTTTGGTTTTGCTGGCATGCCTGCAGCAAACTACAGCATCAACCAAGATAAAAACAGTATAGATAACATGTACCAGTGGGAGAAACTACTAGACACAGATCAGTTTGACTACTATAATATAGAAACTGTGCATGCCTTTCGCCAAGGAACATGCATACCCAAGGATACCGTAACGTTTAGTTTTGTAATCATACCCAAAGGAAAACAATGAGAAAACTTTTTTATATGGGGCTCGAAAGTTACGAAGCCCGCTATACACTACAACTCACAGAGTGGAATCGTCGTGTGTTTGACCGACGAGACCTTGATGTAGTCTATATACCAGGCAACACCATCGATAACACCAAGAGTATTTCAGTGGGGCAAGTATTGGATGCACATGGCCGTAGTTATTTTTCAATGAGCCAGTTGATGAATCTTGTGCAAATGATGAGAAACGGAGAAGTTACCAGTGAAGACGTTATCTACTTTGAAGACATGTTTCAGCCCGGTATCGAGAGCTTGCCTTATATTCTTGATCAGATTCCTGCTAGTGACCGTCCCCGTGTGTTTGTTAGGTGCCTTGCTCAATCCATTGATCCTGATGACTTTGTACATGTATGGGGTATGGGCAAATGGATGGGCCTCTACGAACACATGGTTAATGACTTTGTGAACGGAGTTCTCGCCACCAACGAAGAAATGGTGGCTCATATGCGTATTGCTGGATGGAGTGCTCCTATCTATAATATTTCTGGCCTAGCATTTGGCAAAGAGGAAGTGCTAGAGCGCATCGGTGGCGCACAAAACATTCGCCCGTTCAATAAACGTAAAATGCGTGTGGGCTTTGCCGCCAGATTTGACCAAGAGAAACAACCTGACTTCTACATGGATCTCATTGAGATGTATTGCAGTCAAGGTTGCCACAAGCGTACAGAGTTTGCAATCTTCCAAGGCGGCCCATTGCGTAGTAACAATACTCGATATATTGAACGTGCTCGGCAAATGGAACGAGATGGCAAGTTAAAAATCTACGAAAATCTAAACAAGAATGACTACTATGCTCTCCTTAACGATACTCGGGTGTTGTTTAACTGTGCTCTTCAAGACTGGGTCTCCAACACAGTTTCCGAGGCTGACACTCTTGGCGCTAATGTTCTTTACCCTGCCTATCGTAGTTTCCCCGAAACTTTTGCAAACGATCCAAACCGCCTTTATGTTCCATGGTCAATAGACGATGCATTTACCAAGTTAGAAATGCTGTTGACCGAGCCGCATCACAACATGGGATTGATCAGTGATTGGAACAATGGCACTGTGGATCGTATTGTTGATATTATCACAGGAGTGGGCGAAAAATGGAATCGATCAGGCAATCGCTATCGCGACCATGTGCCACATGAAAAATATCAAGTTGTGAAAGTGGAAGGATGACCTTGAATGTGTTGGTGCTAGGTGCTACCGGTGGTGTTGGCTCAGCCTGCTGTAAGATATTGCGACAAGAAAAAAAATACCATGTTACTGCATGGGGATCCTGCAACCTGGACTTAGACTTTCCTGAACAGATCTTTGTCAAAGATTTCAGCAAGTTTGACATTGTGATAAACTGTGCGGCACATAACCAAGGAACTTATAGAGGTTTTTTGCAAAATGATTGGCACAACCAACTGAGCCAAATCATGGTTAACTATGCTGCCAACTTGTTCTTGTTCAAACATTATGCTTGCTCAAGATCTCAAGGCAAATATGTTTGGTGTAACACCGACTTCTCAACCGGAATCACTCCTTATAAAAGTGTGTATCTGAGTACCAAGTTGGCCAGTCAATACGCTATAGATTTAGCAAAACAAGAGGTCACACACATTTCTGTGCTTGAAGCACAGTTTGGTGCAGTCAAAACCAATCTCAGATATCGTAACTTTGAAGGAACACTGACGCAGGAACAAGTCAGAGATACCTACGACACGGACCCTATGGATCCCAGCTACGTGGCAACTTTCATGATAGAAGCCATTGACAAAAACTTAGAAAAGGTGATAATAAAATGAAAGTAATAGTTACCGGTGCCGCCGGATATATTGGTGGGCAGACAGTGCTTCATCTGCTTGATCAAGGGCACGAAGTGCATGGACTAGATCGTAGGACTTTGCCTGACAATCTCAAGTCATTGACTAACTTTCTACAAGCCGACTTTTTCAGCGATCAGGCGTTGAACTGGATGGTAAAGGTAGAGGCTGATGCCATCATACACTGTGCTGGTACCAGTCTTGTTGGCCCCAGTGTGATGAACCCATCTGAATATTACTACAACAACTTTATCAAAACCTTTCAGATGTTGACTTGGATGATCGGGCCCAAGCGTGCTCGAATCATCTTCAGTTCCAGTGCCGCAACCTACGGTGATCCTGTGATGTCTCCTTGCAGTGAACTGGATCCTCCCCTGCCAATCAGTCCCTACGGCCAGTCTAAGCTCATGGTTGAATGGATGCTGGAGGCCTATCATCATGCCTATGGACTTGATTATGTAAGTTTCCGCTATTTCAATGCCTGTGGCGCAGATCCCAAAGGTCGTCATGGTCAAGAGCCTGGTGCCACACACATCATTGCTAGGTTATTAGAAAGTGTTCGCAATGGCGAAAGTTTTACTCTGTACGGCGACAACTATCCTACTCTCGATGGAACATGTATCAGAGATTACATCCATGTAGATGACATAGCACGAGCTCACTGCATGGCCTTGGATGCCACTGTTCCTGCAGGTGTGTACAATCTTGGTACCAGTTCAGGGCACAGCAACAGAGAGATTGTTTCAGTAGCAGAAAAAGTCACTGGTCAACAAATAGATCTTCATCATGGGCCAATACGTGCAGGAGATCCAGCTTTGCTTACTGCAACAGCTGATAAGTTTCACAGCATCACAGGCTGGGTTCCTCGTTACAACATTGAAGAAATAATAACTCACGCATGGGCATGGTACAATAAGTAATGTATGTATCATACTGCTGAACTTGTACACTGGATGCAAAATCAAGATACCAAGGCCATACTTCCGGCGCAGGTAGATATTGATTTAACCAATATTTGTAACCAAGATTGTTATTATTGCAACAGTGCAGACCATAGGTTGGCTTCGCCTGTACAAAAAAAATACACTGAATACATTGAACTCTTAGACAAACTGGCCACTTGGCGAGCTCATACTCCCAACAGCTATGGAACCACGCATACCATCACCTATCCAGGTGGAGGAGAACCCACTGTACTGGCAGGGTATGAGCATGTGATAGAACATACCATTGATCTTGGATTTCTTACTTCCATTACAACCAATGGGTCTAAGCTAGATAGATTGTTAGACAGCGTATCTGTAAGTAAACTACAGAAAATGGCCTGGGTAGGCATTGACATTGACGCTGGTACCGAAGATCTATATGAAAAAATTCGCAGAAGTTTGACCTCTAAAAGTCTGTTTCAAAGAGTAAAATCTAATGCCAAGGAACTTATTGCCGCAGATGTCAATGTAGATTTCAAGTGCTTGATCAATCCCTACAACGACAATCAAGAAGCCATTGATGAGTTATTTGACTATGTTAAAGAAGTACAAGGTCGTATGTTGTATTTCCGCCCCGTGATTTATAATAACAAAGCACACCCAATAACCAATGAACTAAAATATTGGATATCTCAAGCCAGTGAACGCACAGGCGTTCCGTATTGGATCAATGAAAACAAAACACAACCAAGACAATACAAACGCTGTCATCAAATGTATCACTTCCCTGTGTTTTGTGCCGAAGGATACATTTATGTTTGTTGTGATAACAAAGGAAACTCCCAGTTCAGTATAGGTCGTTGGGACCAGGGAGACTTTCGAGACCTGTGGCTGAATCAGCGCCATCATGACATTTACAATAAAACCAACGTGTCATTGTGTAGACCTTGCCGACCCAACGCCACTAACAATGATATCCAATCCATAATAGATAATCCAAAAACTATCGAACAACTATATCTATGACACCACAGTTTCCTATCATTGAACTTCTAGATCGTCTGGCAATAGCAAGAGTCAAGCACCAACGCATTGGTAATAATCAAGTTGAACTTGACTTTTATAATCAGCAGGCACAGCATCTAGATTTGTCACTGGTTCGGCAAGAACTTGAACAACTGCAACAGATACACAATGAAATATGGGAGTTAGAAAAAGAACTTAAAAGCGGTAAAGAAAGCCAGCTACCACTGGAAGAGATTGGACGCAGAGCCATTAAAATCAGAGATTGGAATAACAAGCGTATTGGTATTAAAAATGTCATGGCTGAGAAACTATCTTGTCCAGTTAGAGAGCTAAAAAAAGAACATCTGTCAGAATGAAATATAGATTAGGTCACATTGAGCCATGGTGGAATGATGATTTCAAAAGTTTTGAGTATCAGTATCTTCCACACAAAGATCAGGTTATGGTTGCAGAATGGCAAGCGCAAGGATATAGAAATCTAAATCTCAATGGAGGAATATATCACCTTAACGATACAGAGTATGCACAGCCGTTTTTCCAGCAGTTTTCGTGGACCAATCAAGGTGCTTGTTTGTTCCGTATGAACACTGGAGATATCACTCCCAATCACAAGGATCATTACATCACATACAAACGTGTATTTGATATCAAAGATAATAGCAAAATATGGCGGGCTATTGTATTCATGGAAGACTGGAAGTCAGGCCACTACTTTGAGATAGATGGAAAACCATTGGTGAATTGGCAACGTGGAGATTATGTTGCATGGAACTATGATGTTTGGCACATGGCGTTTAACATGGGTATTGAGCCAAGATACACCATGCAGATCACTGGAGTACAAAAATGAACCTAAGTATCATCAGAGAGTTTGAAGAGACACTGGCCAAATACACTGGGTCACCGTATGCTATAATGACTGATTGTTGTACACATGCCATTGAACTATGTCTGCGCTATGAGCGGGTCAAGGAATGTCAGTTTACTCCTTACACCTATATCAGCGTACCAATGACCATGCACAAACTTGATATTGAGTTCACTTATATTGAACAAGACACCCAACAATGGGTCGGGGAATACCAGTTTATCAACACCAGAGTTTGGGACAGTGCCCGCAGATTAGAGCCCGGAATGTATCGTGCAGGGTCAATGATGTGTTTGAGTTTTGGATATTCTAAACCATTGGAGATTATGCACGGTGGAGCCATATTGCTAGATGACACAACGGCATACCAAACTATTCTACGTCAACGCTCTGATGGCAGAGACCTATCTATCAGTCCATGGCAAGAACAGCAGGAGTTTGAAGTTGGCTACCATTACAGACCTACCATAGAAGATGCTGTCAAAGGATTGGAAATGTTGCCCACCATCAAACCTCAATCACAATATGTCGCTTATCCAGATTGCCGCAAAATCCATATAAAAACTTGACACAGGTCATAATAACAGTTACAATAACAACAAGACAGGTCATCCTCGACCCTAACTCGGAGAAACAATGACAACTAAAGAAACAGCACTAGATGCCATGAATGGCAACTTCGAATACCAAGAATCATACTTAGGTGACACGATTCGATTTCAAATGAAACGTGACGGGAAACGTTTCTGGGCAGGCGATAATATTAGTGATTACTTGCATGATGGGGACAAAGACCGTCTGATCGACGAAGCAACAGAAGCATTTGAAACAGTGCTTGACCGTTTGCTGATTGATCGTGACAACGACCCTAATTCAAAAGGCACAGCTCGCAGACTGGCCAAGATGTACTTTAACGAAATAATGGCAGGACGTTATGAACCAGCACCAGACACAACAGCATTTCCAAACGACAATGACGACCGCTATGAAGGCATGTTGGTTGTTCGCAGTGAGCTTCGTAGCATATGTAGTCATCATCATCAGCCCGTTGCTGGTGTTGCTTACATTGGCATTATTGCGGCTAAGAAACTTATTGGCTTATCAAAGTACACAAGAATTGCTCAATGGTGTGCCCGGCGTGGTACTCTCCAGGAGGAACTTTGTAATGACATTGCTCGGGAGATCTCCAAAGCCACAGGGTCAAAGAACGTAGGTGTGTATATCCAAGCCACGCATGGTTGCTGTGAGAATCGCGGCATCATGGCACATAGCTCTTTAACTCAGACTACTGTACTCACGGGTGCTTTCAAAACTGATTCCAGTGTTAAAAAAGAGTTCATGGACAATATCAAACTGCAACAAGAGTTTGCTCCTCGATGACATC